CCGATCTCGAAAAGGCCCTCGCCGACTCCAAGAAAGATTCCGCCGACAGGCTGACCGCCAAGGAAGCCTCCATCCGCACGCTGCTGGTCAAGGGCATCTTCGATTCCAGCGCGTTCCTGAAGGACAAGACCGTGCTTCCCTCCGACGTGGCCTACGCCTCGTTCGGCAGGCATTTCGAGGTGAAGGAGGAAAACGGCGAGCTGCGCGTGGTCGCCACCATGAACGGCCAGCCCATTTTCAGCCGCTCCGATCCCGGCACCTTCGCCGCGCCCGAAGAGGCGCTTGAGGCCATCATCGACAAATACCCCATGAAGGACCGCATCCTGAAGGCCCCGGACGGCGGCTCCGGCAGCCATCCCAACTCCGCGTACGCCCCCGGCGCAAAAATCATCCCCAAGGGCGACATGAGCGCCTTCGGAGCCAACCTTGAAGCCATCGCCAACGACGTGAACGCCACCCTGCTCGGCTTGGGCCGCAAGTTCTACGGCATGGTCGGGACGCCCGGCACCACGCCCTTCTCCACCGTGGTCGACGCCACCAACGCCCGCAAGGTGCTGAACCGCCAGCTTGCCCCGGTCAATGATCGGCGCATCGTGCTGAACCCCGACGCCGAGGCCGCCGCGCTCGGCCTGTCCGGGTTCGCGGACGTGAGCAAGTCCGGCGACGCGCGGCCCATCATCGACGGGACCATCGGGCGCAAGTACGGCTTCGACTGGGCGATGGACCAGCAGGTGCCCTCTTTCGAGGCCAGCGTCATGACCGAAGGCGCGCTCACCGTGAACGGCGCGAACGAGGCCGGAGCGCAGGTGGTGAGCCTCGCCAAGGCCACCAACGCCGCCGGCCTCAAGGAAGGCGACATCCTGACCATTGCGGGCGACGCCCAGACCTATGTGGTCACGGAAGCCGTCTCGCTCGCCGTGGGCAACACCGCCGTGAAAATCTATCCCGGCCTCGCCAGGCTCACCACGGGCTCGGAAGCCGTCACGGTATCCGGTTCCCATGTGATGAACCTCGCCTTCCACCGCGACGCCATCGCCTTCGCCACCCGCCCGCTGATGGATTCCGCCAACGGCCTCGGCAACCTCATCCAGTCCGCCGTGGACCCGGTTTCCGGCCTGTCGCTCCGTCTGGAAGTCTCCCGCGAGCACAAGCGCACCCGGTTCAGCTATGACATCCTGTACGGCGCGGACGTGGTGCGCCGGGAACTCGGCTGCCGCATCGCCGGGTAGGAGGCTCCATGCACATCAGCACAGTGAGGATCAGGAGCGTGGAAACGGCGAGCGGGTTCATCGTCATCAACGAGGCCGATTTCGATCCGTCGAAGCACCAGCTCTGGAACTCGGAAGTCACGACCGCCACGCCGGAGCCCTCCTCCGCCGAGCCGAACGCAAACAAGCCTCTTGACCTGATGACGCTGACGGAGCTGCGTGACCATGCCAAGGCCCACGGCATCGCCATCCCCGCGACGATCACCGCCAAGGCCGACGTGCTGGCCCATGTCCTCGCAGCCAGCGGAGCCTGCGCCGAAAACGAAACCGCCGGGCTGCCGCAAGCGTAACAACCCCAACGACAAGGATACCGCCATGACCTGTACCCCCAGGAAAAAGAAGCGCAAAGGCAAATAGCCCTGTGCTTCGACCGGGCGGGGGAATACCCTCCGCCCCCGCCCGAAACCAAGAACGGGACTTCAAGGAGAAAACCATGCCCCTCATCGTTGAAGACGGCACCCTGCCCGCCGGGGCCAACAGCTTCGCCAGCGTTGCCGATGCCGACGCCTACCATGCCGCCCGGCTGACGGCCGCATGGACGGACGAACTGGCGGAAGTCCAGAAGGAGGCCGCGCTGATCCGCGCCTCTGACTGGCTCAACCGCAAGGTCATGTGGAACGGGCGCAAGGCTTCCCGCTCGCAGCGCATGGCGTGGCCCCGGTCTGGCGTGGTCACGCAGGACGGGGAAATAGCCCCGGATGAAATCCCGGCGGAAGTCGTCGAGGCTTGCTGCGAACTGGCGGGCTTCTTCGTCGAACAGGACTACCTCGCGCCGCTCGACCGGGGCGGGGACATCGCCAGCCTGAGCGTGGACGTGATCAGCATCGCCTACAACGGCACGGCCCCGGCGGAAACAGTATTCCCCTCCCTGTCCGGCCTGCTCGCCGGGCTCGGTACCGTCTGCACGGGCAAGGGCGGGGGCATCATGGAGGTGGGAAGAGGATGAGCGCATCCCTGTACGCCAGCGTGGGCAGGACCGCACGCCAATTGATCAACAAGTTCGGCAAACGGATGCTCTACCGTCAGAAGAAGGATGGACAGGTCTACAACGATCAGACCATGCGTTATGAACCTTCGATCAAGGATACCCCGTTCAAGGGCATACGGAAGAATGCCAAAATCGAAGAAAACCCGGAACTGCCCATACAGCTTGGGGACTGCATCATCCTCGCCGCGGCCTCCGGCCTTCCCGTGCCCGCCGTCCCCGACCAGATCATCATGGACGGCGAAACATGGGGCGTCGTGGACTCCGCACCCGTGGCCCCGGGGGATACGGCACTGGTCCACAACATCCTGATCCGCAGGGGGTAGCCGTGGACATTGCCGCCATCGAAAGCCGCCGCCAGGACATCAAACGCCGCATGGCCGCACTCGACCGCCTGAGCACGTCCGACGCCCGCGCACTCGACAAGGCCATGACGGAGATGTGCGCCCTGTATGCGGAGTACGCCCGGAGTACCGTCGCGCTGGTGGCCTTTGAAGCCTACCGGACGCCGAGTCTTCAACCGTGGGGGCTGAGGCGCAGGCTTTCGCGACTTCCATCGTCGTCGAGGACGCGAAGGTCTTCTTTACTGGGCAGAAAATCCAGAACGTCACCAAGTCGGACGACAATTCCAGCAAGGGCTACGCCGTGACCGCCGTGGACGAACGGACGAACACGCAGACCGTCGCGCCCGGCATCTCCGGCGCATGGGCCGTGGATGACGTGGTAACGTGGTGGATGCCCTACGGCCCCGCCATCGGCAATGAACTGGAAAACGCCGATTCCGTTATCCGCATCGACGGGACAGCCGGAAAAATGCGCTCCTGCACCATCAAGTTCTCCACACCCACGGAGTTTACCGACGAGCTTGGCGACCATTTCCCCGGCCAGCCCATCGACACCATGCGGGCCTCCAGCGTGGATTTTGAATACTACATGCGCAACGACGCCGCCAAATGGCTCAGGGAAGGCAGCGAGGGCAAGGAAGTCCGGTTCGACGCGGAATTCGGCAGCGAGGAAGGCCGCAAGGTCGTCGTGTCCTGCCCCCGCATCAAGAACAAGATGCCCGCCATCAACGCCAATTCCGCGACCGTCACCCTTTCGCAATCCTCCGACATCCTCGGCGTGGCCCTCGAAGACGCCGTGGAAATCATCCTCGAATAGCTCCGGCTCCCGCCGTCTCCTTTTCCGGTGGGGCCATTCTCCAAGAACCACTTCAACTTTCAACCAGAAGATCAACATCATGAAATTCGTGAACGACGCCACCGCCAAAGATACCGCCTTCATCAAATGCTTTCCCGACGATTCCGGCGTGTACGCCCGCGTCCTGACGGAAACCGAGCTGGATATCCTGCGCATAAAATCCCGCACCTTCAACAGCAACGAAAAGCGCACCCCCGAACTCATGGATCGCCGCTTCAAGATCCTGCACCTGCAACGCGCCCTCTCCGGCTGGGAAGGGCTCGAATTCGAGGACGGCTCACCCATCCCCTTCTCCAAGGAAATGATCAAGGAACTGTGGGAAGTGAACCCCAACCTCATGGGCATCATCTATTCCTGCGTGTCCAGCGAACTCTCTTTCGTGAAGGCGGCGGAAGAAAAAAACTCCGTGACTGGTGCGGACGCCTAGCGGACAACGCGCCAAGCTGCGACGAATGCCGGGAGACATGGGCGCTCGACGGGCTGGAACCGCCCTGCGGCGCCTGTACCTCTTCGGAAGTGCAACTCCTGCCCGACAACCAGCAAACCATGCATATCTGGCAAATCTGCGACATCCACGCCCGCGACTTCGTAGGCATGGCCGGGCAAGCCCGCCCCATCCGGCTTGAAGCCGTCCGCGCCGAATGCGACCGTACGGACACCCCGGAAGGAAATTTCCAGAAGGTCATGCTCATTGAGGCGGTTCTGTTCCCGGTGCGGTATTTAAAGAAATGACATTAACCCAAGGGGTTCATATGGACATGTTGAAAGTTTTTGAAAAAGCGGAATTCGGCAGGGTTCGCGTCGTGGAATGCGAGGGCGAGCCGTGTTTTGTGACCAAGGACGTGTGCGAGTGCCTGGAGCTTACTGATGTGAGCAAAACCATTTCCCTTTTGGATGACGACGAAAAGGGTACGAACAGTATTCGTACCCTAGGCGGAGAACAGCAAATGCTCGTCATTTCCGAACCCGGCCTGTATTCCCTCATCTTCCGTTCCCGCAAGCCGGAAGCCAAGGCGTTCAAGCGGTGGATCATCCACGAGGTCGTCCCTTCCATCCGCAAGCGCGGCCTGTATGCCACGGAAGCGGTGATGGATCGCATTCTCGATGATCTCGACCTCGGGATTTCCCTGCTCCAGCAGTACAAGTTCGAGCGGGAACAGCGAAAGCTCGTGGAAGCACATCGCGACGAGGCCGTCCGCACCAAGGCGGAAATCGGCTCCCGGCGCGAGGCTACGGCGATGAGCACGGCAAGCCGCCTTTCCAAGGAAAACGAGCACCTCCGCGACGAGATAGGCGACAGCCGGACATGGAAGCAGGTGAAGGCCATTCCGTGGCTGGAAGAGGTCTTTGAGGTGTCACAGGCCATGTACTCCATGGCCGGGCGCAAGCTCGCCGACATGTCCCGGCGCATGGGGTACGAAATCAGGGAAATCGAGGACAGCCGATACGGTAGCGTAGAGGCGTACCACACAGACGTGATCGAGGCATTCCGACATGTTTTGAAGACCGATCGCAACATGCTCTGGAAGTATCGGCACAGGTGCGCCGCATAGGGATTGCCGGACATGGTAAAACAGCCCTGCTCGTTGATGAAACGAACAGGGCTTTTATCTTAATTCAATAATGGTAACGACATTGGAGTACGATCAGGGCTTCGCTTCGTTCGTCCACTTTGTAGACGAGGTGATCTTCCTGATTGATACGGCGCGACCAGCATCCGGCAAGATCGAACCGGAGCGGTTCCGGCTTCCCCAGCCCTTCAAAGGGGTTTCGCATGGCATCACGCAGCAATTCATTGATTCGTTTGACCGTGCGCTTGTCCGTATGTTGCCAATAGAGGTAATCCTCCCACGCCTGCGGCGTCCACGTAAGCAGCATGATCAATCCTCCAGTTCATGCGGAATGGCCTTGCCTGTATCTGCGGCCTGTATCGCTTCCCTGAGGCGTGCGGCATTGGCGGGTGAACGGAGGAGGTATGCCGTCTCCATGATGGAATTGTAGTCCTCAAGAGACATCATGACCACAGAGGGTGATTTCTGCCGGGTAATGATGACCGGCTCATGATGATCGCAGACGCGGTTCATCGTTTCGGCCAGATTCTGCCGAGCTTCCGAATAGGTAATGGCCTGAGACATGGTATCTCCTTTTTGTACAAAAATATGTACAAATAAGAGCCCCGTCAAGGGAAGACGAGCCTAAAAACCGTCCGTCCCTTCACCGCCTGACTCATGTGCAAAGCCCCCTTCCTTCCGGTCGGGCTTTTCTTCAATCGTCCAAGACGTTCCTGTCATGCCATCCTGGGCACAAGGTCAGTTCCGGGCCTCTCCAAAAGGCCGCGGGGCAACGATGCCTTTGACGGGCACCGGCACGACCTCACGCGGGCTCACAAGCTCCCATGCGAAACCATACATCTCGTCCTCGTAATCCTCGCAGCACGCCGCAACGAAGTCTTTCCGCGTCATGGGGCGGCATCCCACTACATCCACAATGCCGAGGGCCACGCCTACGGGCAGACGTTTCCCGTTGTCCAGTTCGATGATCGCGCTTTTCGAGGCACAGATGACCAGAGGGCCGCGCCAGTTGAACGGTTTCGACCTCCATTCGATGGTCTTTTCCCCTATGACGATCTGCGACGCGAACGGCTGGCGCACTGACAAGGCTTTCATTTCCATAACTCACTCCGATGAGAAGCCGGGGCATCCACCCCGGCCTTGTGTGTTACCTGAACCATTCCGCCAGCCATGCCGGGGCCGTCACCAGCATAGGGCGCGGGCACTGCATGATCCGCGATTCCCCCGGTTCGATCTCCACCCGGCAGACTTCCCGTTTCTTCGGCGTCTTCGCCTTCTTCGGCTTCGGTTCCTTCTTCCTGATGCGCTCCGCAATCGTCCGGCGTGGCTTTTCCTGTTCCAACATTCCGTGCCCCTTATGTAAAAGCCCCCGTTTCCGGGGGCCATCCGTCTACATTCCCATTTCCCTGATGAGCATCGTCACGATGCCGAGCACATAGCCGCACATCCAGATTTCGAGACGGGTGAGCGGGGTCATGGCTACCACACCGTTTCCGCGATTTGGCGAAGTTCAAGGGCGTTGTTGAGCGCGTTGCGCGCCGCATCCACCATTGCGGCAGAAATCTGCACTTCACGCATCACGGCGTTATAAAACCGTGAGCAGTCCGCGCCGCGCAGAGGGTGCGTACCGAGACGCGCCTGTGAGAACTGCACATCGTGCATATTCAGCCTCGAAAGAATGGTATAGGCCGCTTCAATGCTCGCCGCGTATCGGTCATAACTTGCGAAGCGCGGCAAACTCCTCATATCGGGCAGGGCGGGCTCCGCAACCTTAAGTTCCAGCCCGATCAAATACTCCACAGCCTCGCTCATCCTTTCCGGCGGCAGTTGCGTGTACTTGGCGATCTCGAAGTGGCGGGCGAAGCGGCTCCACACTTCGCCGTAGCCCTTGCGCTGGTGCTCCTTCGGCAACATGCCGACCTTGGCGTCGACCAGTGCCTTGAGCTGCGCCTGTTGCGACGGGGCGAGGGCGTCGGCGGGCGGCAAGGCTCCTTCCCGCTGGCGCTGCAACTCGGTTTCCAGCGCGTTGAAGGCTTCGATGTAGGCCAGCTTGATCACGAGAGCCTTCTTGCCCGTGTAGCCCATGACCAACAGCATGAAGCCGTCACGGTAGATGATGTACATGGGGCGGTTCTTGGCTTGTTCGTCGATATAGTTAGCCCCCTCAAAATTGAGGGCGCTAAACGATTCCGGTGTGTTATCTATGATTTCCTTAATATCGCGTACCACATTGTCGTGACGCTTCCCGAAGAACTTCGCCACTTCCAAAGAGGTAGTGGCGGGGCGTCCATTGTGCAGCATAACCGAAGGCGCGGGCATAGGCATGAGTTCGCACTGTGACATGGCACATCCCCTACAGACCCACGGCGGGGGTAAGGGTCGCGGGGTAGTCGACGCCCGGCAGAACGCCGAAGTCTTCACGCGGGGCGGGGTCAGCTTCATAACGGCGGGTCACGAGAACGACCGTCGCACCCGTTCCATCGGCGGCGAGTTCCGTAGCGAACTGTTCGGCTGCTCCGCTCTTCCAGTAAGAGCTAGAAACTTCGCCGTCATCCGAGCAGACGTAGTACTTGCCCGGCTTCATGGCGGCGAAAGAGGCTTCATAGAGCTTCACGAGGTTACGAAGGCGGTTGTTGTCGGCAGTGAGACGATTGACGAGAGATTGAAGATCGGTGATGCTAGGCGTAGCCATAACATAACTCCTATGTCCTAGGGTTTTGTGGTTAGGCCCGGTCTTGAAGTTTGCCCCTTCAAACCGGGCTGTTTTTGTATTGCCCTTTCCGTAAGTTTGTTTTACTATATCGAACATAAAAGAGTCAACATGTTTTTATAAAAAGAACAAAAATAAATTTGAGGTTCAAATGTTCATAAGTAATGTAAGAGAGTTGATGAATAAAAAGAAAAAAACAATTCGGGAAGTTGCAGCG